CCCTGATAACCAATAGAGATGTTAAATCTTCCAGTGGTTAACATCTCAAAACACTGCCTTCCAATCCCTACGTTGTAACTAGCCGTTGTCGCGCTAACTGCTGCTTGATACCCGATATAAACATTACTTTGACCATCTGTGCTGCTCAACGCAACTTGACTTCCAAGAACTGAATTTTTTCCACCACCTCTAGCTGCGGTCAAAGCTTGATAACCAACGGCTACATCATCAGAAGTAGTAGTACTGTTATCTAATGTTTGATAACCTATTGCGATATTTCTTGTTCCAGTCGTGTTCTCCTGTAACGCATAAGTTCCCAACGCTACGTTGTAATCGCCTGTAGTGTTGTAATAAAGTGGGTAATAACCTACAGCAACGTTGTAATTCCCCGAAACAGTTTCACGTAAAGTATGTCTACCAATTCCTACATTCCCATTGCCATAAGTGTTACTTAGTAAAGCCTCATATCCAATAGCAACATGACCATCTCCACTGGTGTTTGCACTTAAAGCATACGAACCAACTGCGACGTTTTTTGCCCCACCAGTGTCAGCATCTAACGCTTCAAATCCAATAGCAGTATTGTCATCTCCAAAATTGACTAACTTGCCAGCATCTTTTCCAAAGAAGGTATTTCTATAGGTGTCATCATCAAGAGCAGCTCCAGCATTAGTTCCACCTAACGTGTTGTCATTAGAATCAGAATCTATTCCGCCTCCTGCTGCTGCCTCCCATCCACAATCGCCATTACTGTCAACCGTTAAAACATAATTATCAGTAGCCGTTGTGTCTTTAAGACTAAAGTTTAAACCTGGGATTCTAAACTTAGTGACTGAACTGTTACCTAAAACTATTTCATTAGACGCTGTTGCTGAACTTGTATCTGCCTCAAATCCTATACAAGTATTATTAGAGCCAGTTGTAATGTTATCTCCAGCATGTGCTCCCAAAGCAGTATTTTCTGATGATGTTGTAGCAACTTCTAATGCTTGATTTCCTATAGCTGTATTGTCATTTCCAGTTGTCAGCGTACTAAGGGCTGAATATCCCATTGAGTTGTTATATATCCCCGTAGTGACTGAATCCATTGCCCTAAGACCTATTGCACCATTCCCATATCCTGTTGTATTAGCTTTACCAGCTTCATACCCCACAAAGACATTTGAATCGCCTGATGTGGTCGCCGCACCTGCAAACGCTCCAACGGCAACATTATTACCTGCGGTATTAAGATTTAAAGCATTATGACCAACGGCAACCAAGTCAGAACCAGTAGTATTAGTGTATAAAGCACCACTTCCAATAGCTATATTTTTAGCCCCAGTCGTGATACTGCGTCCTGCAAGATGACCGAAGGCACAATTCTCGTCTGAAGTAGTAACTTCCTTTAATGCCCAAAGACCAAAGGCATTATTTTTATCACCTGTTGTGCAGTAACGAAGAGCTTCTTTTCCTAGTCCGTTGTTTGAAGAACCTGTTGTATTACTCTGTAAACACTCAACTCCCACGCCTATATTATTACTAGCCGTTGTGTTTGCTGTTAAACACTGCCTCCCAATAGCCACTAATTCAGATCCAGTAGTATTAGCATCTAAGGCTTCAGAACCCAATACAGTGTTACTGTCTCCTGTAGTTATTGCTGTACCAGCGTTATATCCAAATAATGTATTGTTTTCTGCATCCGTTCCAGTGAAACTATCACCAGCATTTGTGCCGCCTACTGTGTTTTGCTGTGCATCTGAACTAACTCCACCACCACCAATCTCTTTAACCGTTCCAGAATCGTTGATATAAAGTTTCTGAGCCGAGGTGTCAACAGCAACCTCACCACTAACAATATCGCTGGTGGTGGGGGTGCTTGTTCCTCTCTTTAGCTTAATTACATTAGACATAAATTAGAAAGTGCCTCCATCAATAGTTGAACTAGAGGTCAATTTGGCATCTAATTGAGTTTGAATTGCAGAAGTCACACCATCTACATAATTTAATTCAGTTGTTGTAGCGGTGACGCCATCCAATAGATTTAACTCTGTTGCCGTAGCAGTCACACCATCAAGAATGTTTAACTCTGAAGCTGTTGCCGTTACTCCATCAAGGATATTTAATTCTGCTGTTGTACTTGTGACGCCATCAAGTATGTTTAATTCTGAAGCTGTTGAGGTAACACCATCAAGAATATTCAACTCAGAAGTTGTAACCGTTGCCCCATCAAGGATTTCGATCTCTGTTGAAGTTAAAGCAGCTAAAGCAGCAGCTCCACCTGTTTGACAACTTGATAATGCTGTTAAATCTGCGTCTGATGCTTGCTTAGCATCTAATTGAGTTTGAACATTTGAGGTGACACCATCTACATAATTCAATTCTGTAGCTGTGGCTGTAACACCATCGAGAATATTCAGCTCAGCGGTTGTTGCAGTTACTCCATCTAAAATATTGAGTTCTGACGCTGTACTTGTTACTCCATCGAGAATATTTAACTCAGATGTTGTAACTGTTGCTCCATCAAGGATTCCTACTTCTGTTGAAGTTAAAGCTGCTATTGCGGAAGCAGCTCCAGATTGACAAGAACTAAGGGTGTTCAAGTCTGCTGCGTATGCAACGATGTCTGAACCGATAGCCAAACCAAGTGCCGTTCTTGCCGCACTTGCCGAAGTTGCTCCTGTTCCACCATCTCCTACAGCAAGCGTTCCAGTGATTGAACTAGCAGATAAATCAACACATGCTTCTGTTGATTCAATAACCAATCCACCATTTGCCTTAAGGTCAAGACTTATTTCATTACCAGATTTATCTATACCATTACCTGCCGTAACACCAGCTACTCCAGAAAACTGAGTGAAAGCAAGGTTATTTGTTCCTACAACTGCACTTCCCTTATTGGAACTACAAACAAAACCAACATCTGCATAAGTTGAACCCTGCTCAATGAAGGTAAATGCACCAGCAGCATCAGCCCCAGTGGCAAGGTCATCTGTTCTTGTCCAACTTCCACCATCGACGACCTTATACAGTCCATTTTCTGATGCTGTGCTCTGATCTTTAACGAGCACTCGATCATTAGCTGTTAAAGAAACACCATCTACAGTTTGCGTATTTGCAAGTGTGAGATTCGCTGTACTCGCAACTTTACAAGAGTCCTTTACATCTAAACCTTGTGCTGTCGAGTCTACATACCCCTTGGTCGCAAAATGAGCATCTGCTGTGGGCGTTACACCTGAGACAACAGCAGTAGCAGAAGCTAATTGATCTAATCGACTTGTTCTTACCTGTGTATCAAAATCACTAACTTTTGATGCCGTTAATGTTGGTATATCAGCTACAACAAGTGACCTAAATGTTGGAGCAGCAGCACTCCCTGTCGTTGGACCGCTAAGAATTGTATTTGCTGTTCTTGTATCAGTCTTATTCCAGAAAGCTCCCGAACCACCTACAGCAATGACTGAACTTGCTTCGCCTGATCCATTATCTCCATAACCGTAATACAGTTTTAAATCACCTGTATTTTCATTAAAAGCTAATTCTGAAGGAGCTAAAGTCGAAGGCGCACCAGCAGAACCGCTAGATGCTCTTTTCTTGATTCTGATTGTGTTAGCCATGATTTAAAAGTCTCCTCCGAAGACTAAAGTTGTAATTGTCCAAGTATCGTCAGCCTTAAACTGACCAGCAGACGAGTCGTAGTAAACGACACTTTTATCTACTTTACCTGAACTGTCTAGATCAAAACCTGATCCAGCAGGGCCTTGTGGTCCTTGTGGTCCTTCCGTAGCCACTCGGACGATTGTTGTTGCACCTTCAGTAACAGTGACAGTATTAGTTGTCTCATTAACACTAATCGTGTTTTGAGTTTCGGTCGCTGTGACTGTATTACTCATGCTGTATATCCTTGACTCATATAGATTGTACCTTCAACCCAATATTCTTTATCGCCTGATCCATTCGTAAATAGAATATCGTATTTATATTCGTCAGCAGTTAAAAGTGCTGTCTGAGTATCAGTTAACTTCCAAGTAAATAATCCTCCTGCTGCATTCGTAATAGTCATCGTTGCATCAGCCGCCTTAGTGGTACGACCTGAATCCCAAACCTGAGAAGTTAATGTATAACCTGTCAAATTAATGGCAGCACTATTCGAGTCTTTTGCTTCAAAATTAACAGCATGATCCGACCTCCTCTGGATCGTCATGTCATACGTTCCAGGTGCGATTGCCATTTTACTTTGCCTCTAATGCAGCGACTTTAGCTTCTAATGTTTCTATTTTAGCAACTGCTTCTTGTAGTGCTTTTGTTAAAGTGGAGATTATAGGTAGAAGCTCAAGCTGCTGTAAATTATCGTCATCTTTTGGTATTGCACAAGCATCAGGAATAACTTCACTTACTTCGTGAGCAATAAATCCTTCATGGACAGACTCAGTTGCTTTGTAATGCCTAAATTCAGCATGTTTATAACTAACTGGTCTTAATTTCTTAAGTCTTTCTATTCCGTCTACATCTAAATCTGTAACTTCTCTCTTTATTCTGTGATCAGAAACGGTGAAACTTAAATAACCCTGTCTATCATTATCTATATAGAAAAAGGCTTTATAACCACTAGCGTCAAGCCAAGCTATATTAAAACTATTCCCCGTGTTTGCACTTGCTGCGTTGCCGTTTCCTGAATCAGTCTCGTAACCTGTTCTAGTATTAAAGCCTCTTGCACAGATAACACCTGCACCTACATAACCCTGAGTGGCTCTTGGAAAGACTACACCCCCATTACCTTTGAACTGTGTGGTTGTATTACCAAAATTGTTAACATCTCCACCTGTTGAAATCTTTAAATCATAGTTAGCGTCATTACTTTGAATGATTCTACAATCAGCGTCTACATTTCTTCGCTTGAAATCTATATAAGGAGTACCATCTGTTTGTGTCATCTCTATATATCCTCCAGCCCCTACTGATACGCTATGGTTCCCAGTAGCAAACACTCCATCTCCATTCATATTTAAGAAACTTCGCCAACCATCAGTGTCATTTCCTGTGTAGTACTTAAAAGTATCTGGATTGGCAGAGGTGTCTAGCCATAATGTTCCTGCTCTTTTATAACTTGGTGCAGTACCCTCAGAGTTAGCTGTAAGGATATTGATTAAAGTATTGTTAATATCCTCTCTTACTGTTGCGCCAGAGGCATTATCAATTTCATAATCACCTGTTTGAGACATTTTTCTTCTTACATAATTATTTCAACCAAGTATAGTCTATCTTCTTAACTTAAACAGCTTGACCATATCCAGTGGCCGTCCAATGGAAATCTTTGGAAATTGCTGATCCCGAACTATTTTTAAATGTCACTGTAAAATTAGTAGAGGTAACTGATAGTTCGTAATAATCACCCGTTGCCATCCCTATGCCTATGGGTGTGACTACTGGTGTATAAAGACTAGAGAAAGCCTTGTCAAAAGTAATAGTTTTAGCACCCGCACCAGAAGTAACGGCTGTGCTACTTTGCTGGATCGACTGGTCTAAATGTACTGAATAACCTAATTGCTCAATTTCTATATTTTCTGAACTATCAGTCGTTGTTACCTCTGCTTTAAATCTAAAACCTCTTCCTTGCACTAAAGTATTTGTCATTTTTTGGTATCCTTTCCACGTTGCAGAACCACTAGCAGGATCATCATCTGTTGAATCAACCAAAATTGATGCATCTGGAGTATATGCAACGTCGCCATCAAAAGTAGTCCACTCATCAATATTTGTTCCTCTGGCTCCAATAGTTGCAGCAGCTAAAACATTTGCTGTTTTTAAAATTTGTTTAAAACGAACAGGAAGGATATTACCTGCTCCAAAATCTCTCATAGCAACAAAAGTATACTGTCCATTGTTAACTACACCCGAGCCAACTTCATCTAATGTCGCTACATTTACTCCTCCAATAGTTAAGGTATCAAAACCAAGATTATCTATCGAATCAAAATTATCTGTTGATATTAAACGTAATTTATTTGAACTAACTTCTAAAGTAGTATTGCCACTATCATCTGTTTTTGCTCCATTAAAATTCGGGTGCTCCCAAACAATAGCGGTAGTGACTGGCGTAGGCGCATAATCAACAAGAGGAGTACTTGTTACTGCTCCAAGCCTTCCACCCGAATCTTTAAAAGCAATTAAGACCGTTCCAGGTAAAGAAGGAAGTTGTACCTGAGTTGATGCACCTGGAAGCGGATCAATTAAAGTCGTTGAATTTGCCCACGTAGCTCCAGTAGTTCGACTTGTCCATTTAAAACAAACACTTCCACCGATTTTCACATCTAAATCTGTCGATGGAGACCAACTAAGAACACCATTAGAAAAATGGACATTAGTAGGTGCTGCTGGTACTGCCGTCTTGCCGACAATATGGGTGCTCAGGTCTACAGACGAACCAGAAACAATCCCCGATTGAGCCATGCTATATACTTTGCACTCAAACAATCCATTCTCCACTCCATCAATATCAATTGTTGTATCTGTTGTAGTTATTCTTGTGTAGTTATCTGATTCAGTTCTATATTGAATTAAAAATTGAGTTTGATTTGTTCTGTCGTTAGGTCTGTCCCATGTAAGTGTAACTCTATTAATAACAGTATCATTTATTTCAACAATATTTTCAATTAATTCTAAATTAGAAGGTGGTTGTGGAATAACATTTAATATAGAAGTCTTTCTTTCAAGTAATTTAATATTTTGTTCTATATATTGATACTTTCCTGAGTTGTAAGGGATACAAGTAACATCATATAAAAAGTCATCTTTTTCAGTCACACTAACAACTTTCCATGTTGCGGTTGTTAAAGTTCCTGTTTTATACACCCATAAGTTATTTAACTGTGGAAGGACAGAGAAAACACCATTAATTGTTATTACATTTGAAGATATACCACTTACAGGCTTAGTTTCAACCGTTCCATTCGATAAGACAACTGATAACTCAGACCCGCTAGAGAACACAAGAGAAGCAGGGTTTGATCCGTAAGACTTTGCATTACTATCAATAGTAATTGTTGTTGTTGTTTCTGTTGCTGTTGCACTTTTTATAAGACCTGCTGTTCTTTCACCTTGCCTCATTGGATCAGCAATTTCTATTACTTGGCCTGGTCTACAAACAACACCTGCCGCAATAGAAGTAGTAAAACTACAGACTTCATTTTCATGTGTTTGCGAATACAATAAAGCTCGACCCATTCGGTGAGCCTGTTGCCTTGAAGTACATCCAACGGCTTCTACATTTTTACTAACAATTCCATATTTACTTTGTGGAGCTGTTGTGTCATCTGTAACTTGTTCAATATCTTTTTTGTAAGTATCCATATTGAAGAAACTTACATTTACAACTGTGAATTTTGTATCTTGAGGCGTTCCAGAATATGAGAATCCTCCTTCAACTACGTTTGAAAGAGTGAATAAATAAGATGTATTTTGTGGACTATCTTGTATCAGTCTTAAAGAGTTATTACTCCAATAAGGAGTTACTCTCATATTGCTACATATTTTATTAATTACGTTAAAGGCATTATCTTGTTTTTGAAGTGAACCATTAAAGCTAAATCTTGGTTCGCTACCTGTCTGTGTAGTTATTAATTCACTATTGTACTTACTAACAGTATAAAAGTCATAATTACTAATTTGATTTTCTTTAATAAATTCACCGAGTCCGAATCTTTCGTTTAATAAAATCTCACGCAAAAGCATTGCAGGATCGGAGTTCCAATGTGTTGCAGTTGTAAAACTACCTTGAAAAACGTAATTTTCATCATATTCAATTCTACCCGTCAAAGGATCAACAGCTGGTGTATAAGTTACTCCGTTTGAATCAGTATATGGGGCAGGGATTCTTGTTTTTAATCCCCTTATTTTATACATTCTTGCAGGAGGTTGCCCTCCAAATCTTTCAGCGTCAACTACGAGTGCATGATAAGCAGTATTTGGATAGTTAGAATTATCGTCTCTAATTAATGTATATGTACTCCAAACCATTGGAGACTGAATAGAGTCTTTTTCGTAATGACTATCACCTGGATTTAATCCATCAGTTTTATTATCCTCTGTAATTCTTGTAACTAGTATGTCTAAAGGGTAAAGGTTAGGATTTTTTCTTACCATTATTTTGTGATCTCTTGAATATGGACCTTTTGATTTACCCTGAACCTGCAAATGTTGAAAAGGATTTGTATAATTGCCATCATTTTTGTATTTATATTCGATTTTATAACTGACAGTAACTCCTTTCTGTGTACCTGTGTCGTGTTTTTGTCTCAATAAAGAAGGCCAAGTTATTGTGATTCTTATAGGGTAGGAACCATTTTCTATATCAGTCTCAGTCCCAGTAGTGTCGTAAGGAGTTGTAATTCGTACTGTATGTGGAGAATCTTTCTTGATTTCAGTTTGGACATTATTTGTTGTTTGAGTGCTACTTATCCCTACCTTACTCACGACTGATTGATTAGCTGTTCCATACTTGAACTCGTTTTCAACTTCACCAAAATTATCAATTAAAACATTTTCATTATCCGTTATCATCACCCCTCCAACAGGAGAAGAAGAAGACGGTGCACCATTGATAGGAGTTTCGTTTAAAAATACATCTGTTAATGCTTCTCGATCATAGTTATCTGTCCCAACTCCCCAGTTTCCTGGGTGTAAAGTAGGATACCTTTCTGCAAATAGTGCTTTTTTTACTGCGTTTGCTGGTCCTGCAATTTCACCTTCAGAAAGTACATCAAAGATTGTTAAAAACTGATTACTTCTTAGCGTGTTTTCATCACCAAAATCAGCTCTGTAATCACGGAAATCACCATTATGTTGTCCTGAATAATAGGTTGGTGACATTGTTAAACAGCCTCAGGTGGTGCGGCAAGTGCCATTTCGTGAGGACCAGTCGTATCTAACGCTTGGTTGACAACAATAGAACCAGTGTAAACTTCCCCGAATAAAATTGGTATAGGAACACCTGCTCTTCCCGAGTTCTGCACCCCTTGAAATGAAAAAGCTCTTGTTGGATCATTATCTATTTCAGGCATTGGAGGAGCAAACATATCAGAAATACCTGAAGAAATGAAACTTGCACCAACAGCAAAAGCTGTTTTTGCAGCCCAACTAGCAGAAGCCCATCCAAATCCTGTACCCACACCACTTGATAGTGCCAAAGAATTAGCAATAAAACCACCAACGCCAAAAGACATTGCAACCAATGCAACTCCTAATATTATCTTCCAAAGTTTTGCTCCACCAACAACAGGCGTGATTTGTATATCTCCTCCACTCATGTTCTGAATTTCATCTTCACCAATTACTGTGTTATTAACCTGCACTTTGTAATACTGTTTCGCCATATGTCCTTCAACATCAGGCCAATTAGACACCAAAAATTGAACAGCTTCCGCAACGGAATTACAATCAGCTTCCATCTCCTTCCAACCAAGGAATTTTGCTAATGGACCATAAACCTTTATTTTTCTAAGCATAATTTTTCTTCAACTCTCTCTAGTCTACTCTGGATGGAGCGTATGCCATTGAGCAGTATCAGGATTAACGATAAAGAAAGTTATACCAATGTTATTGCATGAATCAATATCTGCCTCACTTGGTTGAGGAGCACAATCAGGATGGCTGTGAAATACTCCTGTTACTTCACCTAAATTATCGGCAATAATCCAACCATTAGGATCAACAATAAAACTTTCTAATTTATTATCAGCAATATTTTGACAAGGAATATAAGTTTGATCATTAACAACTAAACCACAAGCTTCGCATGGTTTTGATTCAATCGCATGTAATAACGCTTTATTTTTCCAACTCATTAGATATACGCTCCAATGCCAGGAAACTCAGATCGTGTAAACTGTCTTTTCGGCAATCTTACATTTGTTAAATCAAAGGCACAAACACATTCGTATTCAACAATATCCCTGGTTTCTACGTTTTTACGATGAATGTAATAAACCTCTTGAGGAAGTTCCTGCGTAGGATCTGCATCTGAATTACCACCACTAAAATTAGCCGCATCTAAATACTTAGCTAACGTCCTAATTCTTGTTAATTTACATTTTTGAAGATCATTACCTGGGGTTGTCTTGTTTACTTCCAACATTAATGTTGTGAACGTTCCAAGGATATTACTAACCATCAAAGTTGGTCTTGGTAATGTTCCTGATGCTTGTCCTTTAAAATCAAAACCAGAGGCTTGAATAGGAAATCTTTGATAACTATTAGCCGCCCATACGACTTCGGCATTTGAATGATTAGAGCCGTTATGAAAACGATAAACAGAATCGACAACTGAACCGTGAATTGATGAATCCATCGTTAACGTGAACAATTCAATAATTGCTGACGGGTTGGTTTTCTGTAACTCTGCAATTGGTATAGGCATTATGGTTCAAATACTTGTCTAAATGTAGCTGTAATTGTCGCTCTATTTAAATATGGGATTGACTTATTCCATGACGGACAAATCCATTTATAAGCTGTCGAACTATCTGGAGGTGTCCAATCAAAGCTTGCATTGTCTGTAGCTCTGTCATTAAAAAATAACTCAATCTTATCTGCATCTGCTTCAGAAACGACCCATTTCAACCTCCACTCCTTGGCATTTTGATTCAAGCCAAAATTTACTCTGTGGGTATATCCGTCTCCGAGTTGAACTACTTTCGGAGTGGGGGAACTACTTTTAGCAGCATTGTATGAAGGTGTTGTACCTCCTGCGCTTGTTTGTACATCGTTATCGTTAAAAGTAGCCATTAGCGTCTAGCAAGTAGCCCTCCAGGTCTGGATTGATTCACTATTTCCATTTGAACAGCTTGTCCAATCATATCTCCTAATTGTTCAGCTTGCCCTGCGTCGCCTTGAACTGACGAACCAGAAGCATCTACATTAACCACGATATTTGCTCCTCCCATTGCATGATTTGGAACGATATTACCGCTTGAATTTGGAACAAATAATTCTGGTCCTTTTTCTCCAACGATGTAAGGAGATCCTCCTGATACTGGGCCTCCTAAAGCTCTTTCAGGAACACCTGGTTTTCCAGCCATTCCTAAAGCACCTTGGAAGAAAGCACCTAATCCACCAGGAAGAGCAGAAAGTCCTAAATTGACTCCGTAATTTAATAAAGCATTACTAATTCTCTTAAATGTATTAGAAGCAACCTCTCCTAATGTCTTCGTTCCATCTATTGCTGCATTAATACCGTCAACTAATCCATCTCTTACCGCTACTCCAACTTCTTTAAAAGCAGCATTTAATTCTTCTGTCGAATCTTTAGCTTTACCAGTTGCCTCAGAAACATTTTCTATTTGCTCTTTAATTTTGTTGAACGCATCTGGTCTGTCTTCTAATATTGCTTGTATAGCTGCTTCTGTTACTAATATTGAGTCTATCTCTTCTTTGCTTGCCTTACTCTGTACTAAAGACTCTTTTCTCCCTTCTGTCTCTTTTAAAAGATTTTGCAAAGATTCCGTAGTTTTATTAAATTTGACTTCTTCTTGTGCTATTTGTTCTGCTAAATCTTTTGAATAATCTTTTCGATATTGTTTTGTTAATTCAGCAATTTGTAACTCTTCTTTTCTTAGTTTTATTCTCTCGTTTTCTCCAACCAAAACATTATCAATAGCCGTCTGTGCAAGTTGTTTGTCAAACAAAGGTGTCGCCGTTTCAAGAATTTGTTTGTCAAGATCTTTACGAGATTTTGATCTCCTTTTGTTTGCTGAAGCACCGCTTACATGTTCATCTAAGGCGGCTCTTTTCCTTCTTAAATCAATAAGAGTTTGATCGTCAGAAGTCGCAGCAAAAGACATAATACGATCTTCTCTTGCTCCTTCCGAAACTTTGAAGATTTTATCAATAGCAAGTAATACACCTGCTAAAGCAGATTGAAGTCTAAGCATCCCTGACTGCATACTCATTGAAACTTCACGCCACTTATCTCCGAAATCTCTTAGTCGTTGTACTCCTACTTCCCCTATCGTTCCTGTTAGCTGCTTAAGCATTGCATCAAAAGCTGCTTGCTCTCCTTGTAATTGCTCGATTATCTTGATCCTTTGTCCTTCTGCTGTTCCAGCAAGTCCCATAGCTTCCGTTAAAGCTCCTGTGTCCTTTGTGAATCCTCCTAATGCTTTTCCTACTTCTGCTGTCTTAACAACAAAAGCATCAACAGCCTGACCTACTGCACTTAAAAGTATTTGCGCTCCAAAACCTGACTCTGGACCAGCTTTAGCTTGAGCAGTGGCTCCAAGTGTTCCACCTAAGACTGATCCGATTCCACCTCCAAATAACACAGGGAAACCAGCACCTAACATTAATCCCTCATTTAATCGTTGTCTTCTTTCCTGCCTTCTCTTCATTTTTGCTTGGTAAGCTCTAAAACCTTTCCTGCTTACTCTTCTTCCTCTAAATTCTCTTGTTTCTCTCTCTCGTTGAGCAGCTAGAGATTCAGCATTACTTGTCCCAAATAGATTCCTTTGTTCTTCTACACTAAGATTGACATTTTCAACTCCTTGACGAAGAGTCTTTAATATCTGATCTCTTTTCTTTAATT